ATTCGAACTCGTGTTACCTGCGTGAAAGGCGGGTGTCCTAGGCCTCTAGACGATGGGAGCATAGGTGTATTATTTTTCTTTTTTCTTAGGTCTTCCCCAGGCTGCCTGAGGAACTCCTTCTTCTGCACCACTAACTCCTCTGGCAATTTGTTGTATAATTCCACCGTCTGCTAAAAACTTTTTCATGGCAATATCTATTGCCTGTGATTCTTCCAATTCTTCTTGCTTGGTGTCTTTTGACATGTATTGTTCCTATTAAAAATGGCGGAAACGAAGAGATTCGAACTCTTGAAACCTTTCGGTTTGCTTCGTTAGCAGTGAAGTGCCTTCGACCACTCGGCCACGTTTCCATTTATTAGTATAGAGTTCTCGTGCTAGTGTTGCACCACTAGCATATGACCCGTCGGAAGCTAGCTATCTAGAATTAGTCCGCATATATCATAAATTGGTTGGTTGAGAACCCTATACTAATAATTTGGTGCCCCAGGAGAGACTCGAACTCTCATGTCTTTCGACGCTGGCTTCTAAGACCAGTGTGTCTACCAATTCCACCACCAGGGCGTTAAACACGTGCCGGGGAGCCCATGGGGTAGGACACGTTTACTGCTCTGCTAATGAGTATTGTACCGCAGTTGCCTGCCTCCATCAAGTTCTCATTATCTGGTGCCGGCTGAGTGAATCGAACACTCTCTATCTTACGAAGCCTGATTACAAGTCAGGTGCAATCCCACTCTGCGCAAGCCGGCGTGCTACTATTTAATAACTATTATATACGACTTTTGGATTAAAGTCAACGATTATTTGAAACCAAAGGCAAATTTACTGGGTTTCATTGTTGCGTAATAACTCTTACCAGCATCAATAACCATCGTGCCTTCAAAGTTTGGTGGGTAGATTGAACGGAATCCCGTGACTACAGCGTCTTGACCTTGGACTTTCATATCAAGATAGATTTGAACGATACTAGATTGGTTCATGAACGCCTGCATACCTTTGCTCATCTTTGGCATGGCATTTAGTCTATCAGCTACATATTTGGCAATACTGCTTAATAAGTGTAGGCCGGCATTGTAGTTTTTGTTAGTAGTATCTGCGGCATAATTACTGCATAATTTAGCATATCTACTAGGCAATTTATTAGTGCCAACATTGATCATATTGCGACAATCTGCACCAGTTCGTGCATCAATGATACCAAATGCCACACCTAATTCAAGTGGTGCATCTATGGCCGTCAGTGAATTAATAATATTAATCATGCTAACTACTTGCTTATAGGTTTTTATTAACTCTGGACTAGTTGTCCTTGCTTTTTCAATGGCATCATAGATATTTTTAGCACTGGCTTTAGCACCTGCACCACCTTTACTGCTGATACCAAGATCTGCACCTTTGGCTGATTGGAACACGCTGTCAACCAAGTTATGTGTTTTACTCATTGGCCAACGCACTTTACATTTTGCATATGGTGAGCCTAAAACATCTTTACGTGCTAGATCAGCATCACCACTAATGACACCACTGGCTAGAGCAACCGGAGTTAATATCTCGCCAAAGTAATCACGCAGTGCTGGCATCTGACTAGCCATACCTTTAAATACCGGTAACTGCCCTTGACGGACTGCAGCCAATGCTTCTGATAGTTGTTTTTCATGCTCAACGTTTTTTAATTTAGTTTTAATAGTAAGTAGGGCTTGATCAATATTAGGAAAACTTGTGCCTACACCTACCAATGTTTGTGGGTCATAGCCTGTGGCTAGTTTTTTTGAAGTTGCTGTGTTTAGTTTCCAACCTGCAGGTATTTCGTTGTTAGCCCATTTACCTGTAAGCACACCTTGGGTAGTGTTGATATAACGGCCCCAATAAACAGCATCACCGTCGCTGGTCTGTAGTTGTGCTACCGCAAATGCTTTATTGTTACCTGGGTTATTAACCCATAGGATTTTATCACGTAGTACTTTCTTTTCTAGATTAGCAATATACTGATCGCGTTCTTCTGCACTAGCGTATGCACCTTGCTTAGGGGGTGGAAATGGGGTTACTTGTTTAAATTCAGCAGTAATACCATCAGTGTGAACGTATGGGTCTCCGGGTCTACGACCAAAAAATCCCTTAGCTTCTACCAGATTAAGTTCAGATATCTTCATTATCTAGTATTTATCTACGTTCTATATCATCTTCGACACAAGCAATACCGTACTGGATTTCAACTATTTTACAGGGTTTATCGTAGGGATTACTTAACTTGTGCCAGGTTTCTGCTGGAATAATAAATCCATTGTGTACGCTAAGTTCCTGGAACCCTTTATTATTATCTGATTCAGTTGCTACTACACAGCGCCCCTCTGAGACATGCCAATATTCACTTCGATCAAAATGCCGTTGCATGGTTAAGCTATGCTTTGGTTCTATAGTAAGTTCTTTTACTTTAGTCCCAGGCACTTCATGTAGGACACGATAATATCCCCATGGACGAATAGTTTTGGGTGCTTTCCATTCTTCTAAGATCCAACTACTTGAATTCTTTTTATTCTCTCCGCCTACTCCAAACGCAAACTCTATATCTTTGACTACCATCTCCGGAATGTTATTTTCTGTGCGATCACCACCATTGGCAAATATGATCTGGCTGTTGGGGTATAGTTCTTTGACATTATGTATGGCTTCTAAGGCCGTGTCATCGTCGTCGTTAAACAAAATAACACCATCGACAAACTTGAGATTTTCAATGATAGTCACACGTTCTGTGCCCGGCATGAAAGCACGACCTTTTTTACGTGTTAGCCAGGCATCACTGTTGACCCCAACTACTAGGATATGTCCTAATGTTTTGGCGGCTTTTAAGTATTCGATATGTCCTGAATGTATAGGATCAAATCCACCTGTACATAGAACTACACGATTAATCACTTTACGAATCTTTCCTTGGGCGGACGAGTTATACCAACGGGCGCAAGCAAAGTTGTTTCTTTAGTTGTTGCCTTTGCTTGTTTAAGTTTAGATTCTTTAGCATCGACATTTTTATTAAAAATACCATCAACTGTTGGTGCTCCGGCTTCTTCTGGAATCACCGTTTGTTGTGGGATCCAATCGATATAATAGTTCTCTTTATTCAACCATGGCATGATAATTTCTTCTTGCTTTAGGAAACCATTTTTAGTAATACTTTGTACTATGCTAGGGTGTAGTAAATTCTTATCAGCTAGGTCAAACCAAGAAGTAGTTTTAGGATCCATTGGTTCTACATCACTTTTATATACTGCCATCTGTATCCACGGATCATTGAACTGTTTTAATAGATATGCATCACGGCAATCAAAACCGTTGACTGCCAGCATATAAAGTAAACTAGTAGGGGTGTGATTATAATAGCAATTATTATAAGTTCTACTATAATATCTATTATTTTCTACACCGTTACTTTGTGGAACATGCAATACCAACATGCCATTAACGGTCATCTGCTCATTCCAAAAACGTAAAGTTTCTAGTGGATTATGACTATATTGTAGACTATCATGACTCCACATTAGATCAACATTAACAGGAATAATGCGCCGATCAGTGAAATCTCTGTTAATCTTATTGATGTTTGTGAGATCAGGAACTTGACTTAATTTATTTGCATCTCGATCAACAGCGAAACAATTATAATTGTATGGCTCTGGGGGGTCGTCTTTGCTTTCTAACATAGCCCACCATGTGATATCCCCGCCGGTGCCACAGCCCATGTCGCAGATGGTACGTAGACTTTCTAAGAATGTATCATACCCATTGATAAGATTTAACGTTTTTTGATTGTGATTAGCCAATTGATGCATCCTCCATGCCTGCTGTTCTCAAACGTGTTACATGACCTAGCATAAAATTCTTGCTTTCAAGACCTTTCATAATACCTAACCAACGATTACGCAGTAAGGCTACTTCGTTGATAATAGTTTCGAAGTCAATGACTTCATCTTCGCCATCAACATATTTTTCTACGTCACGACTTGTTAGTGCCCGTTGATAATTTTCTAGATATTTCTTAAAGTGTTTAGTGCGTATCTTGCGTAGTTGAATATTTAGATAGTTGAGAACCGCTTCAATTTCTTGCAGTTGATTAAAGCGTCGTTCTGTAATACCGGGCAGGCCAGCAAGATTCTTTTCTATGTTGCCATAGACCCCAACTTCTGTTTTGGCATCATCCAGTTCTCTTTCATAATGACTTATAAAGTCCGGAATACTGCCTAAACTTGCAACTACACGACTATACCACATTAGTAGTCATCACCGTCATCTTCTTCATCAGCGATGGCTTCATCTTCTTCATCTCCGAGATACTCTTTAACAGCACGACCCAGATAAGCATCGGTGCCGCCAAAAGTTTTAAGCTCACTTTCGGTGATATTGTGATCAGCCGCAACACTGATAACGTGATCTGCGGCAGCCTGACGATCTTTGGGATTGATATACTCTTTGCAAGTAAGCCAAACTTCACTAGCAATATCTAATTCAACGCTCATTCTGCTATCTCCTCTTCTGTTTCTTCGACTACTTTCGATTCAGTACTTAGCAAGTTAACATTAGATGACAATTCTTTCATTACTTTGTCTAAACATCCATCTTCGTTACGTTCCCATGCTTTGCGGAATTGTTTAATAGTTGTTTTATCAGCAAAGGTATAAACTAAACTGTTGCCTTCTTTCTTAAGCAAGTTTTTAGCTTCTAACATATCTGTTAAACCACTATATGGGCTCATACCAGTTTCATAAGGAATCTCAACTTGTACTGACTCAAAAGGTTTAGCATATCTAGTCTTCATAATCTTACAAGCTGCACGGATACCGTTTACAGTTGTAGTCTTATTGCCATCAGCATCTGTTTTAAGTTTAAGTTTACGCATAGCCACAACAATTGAACTTGCGTAGATAAAGCCTTGACCACCTGATATCTTGTCATCTGGATCAAACATATCTTGTGACGCATAAGTGTGATTCGTACAAACTAATCCAAGATTTAATGTACCAAACATGTTTACACAATTACGAACAAGTGCTGTAAGTGCTTTAGGTTTACGGCCCATATCACCCTTCATTTCGCCTGCTTCGAACTGATTGACATCTGTTGGAGTTAACATCATACCCAAGCTGTCTAGAACAAATAACACTTTAGGACGGTCTTCTTCTGGCAGTGTGCGATACTCTTTAACAAAATCACTGATAACTTTGGCTACATCATCAATCATAGCCATATTAAGTTTAAGTAGTTTTTCTTCACTAGTGTCCACACCCAGTGCGTGTAACCATGCTTCGTCAAGTGCGTTTTCTGTATCAATCAAGATAACATAGATGCCTTGCTCTTGTGCATGACGTACGATGTTACCTGAACAGATAAATGATTTACCTGCGCCCGATTCTCCAGCAAACACAGTTACCTTACCCATTGGAATTCCTCTTTCAAAATTGCCAGATAGTAGGTAATTTAATGTGTAGTTGCCAGTACTGATCCAATCAGTAGGATCATTGAATCCAATACCCAAGCCTTCAATGCTTTTGGTAATATTTTTTCTAAATTTACTAATATCAAATGGTTTTGCCATGTTTATTGCCTCTCTATTAAATTATATAATTCTGTGAATACTGCTCTGCTATTAACGTTACGTCGTTGGTCCATCTTTGCTATCTCTGCTAAACAGTATTCGATATTCTTTTCTACGGGTTCTTTTATGTATTGTAACACATTTTTAAGTCCGTTTTCAAGTAAAAATTCCGGTTTTTGACTAATCCAGTCTTCTAGTTCTCGCTCTACTGATTGTAGCATAGTATTTGGTAAATGTCTAATATTTAGGTAATCGGGCTGTAATAGTGCCCCTATAACAAAACTGTTATTATGGAATCCTAGTTCTTTAAAAAATTTAACTGTATCAAACAATGATCTATAGTTTAATAGATGATGTAACATATTAAATGTTATCTTATGATCAAGTTTTCTGATTTGATTTAAATTATCTAAAAAGTCCGTCCATTTACCACCATATCTGACATATTCAAATTCTTCCTCCATTTCATCAACACTGACTGTCCAATGCACATTAGGGAATTCGCATATCTTTTCAAATACTCGCGTGCTAGTCTTGCTTAAATTAGTGTTTATCCTAAGATTAACCTGTGGATTTTTTTCTTGTAATATCTCTAATAGCTCTAGATTTTCTTTCATTAGCAACGGTTCGCCACCTGCCATATACACATGTTTGAGTTGGTGTGCATTATCAAATACTAATTGTTTAAGTTCTGCAACTCTTTCTGCTGTGGGTTCTTCTACAGCTAGTTTAAGTTCGGTCGTCCACTTGCTCGAATACTCTGGACCGCAATATATACAGGCAAAATTACAAACATTACTCCAGCGTATATCTATTGTATGTAAATCAAAGTTAGTTGGATCGTCATATAATGTGTTGTCTATTGATTTTAATTCTTTAAGATAGAATATGCGATCACTGATCATATCGTATCCTTTCTTATCACCTTCGAGATCATAACAAACATGACACCCTGTTCCATCTACATGCTTGAGCATATTTTTTTTAGTGTCCGTATTACCTTTTAATATGTCATGTATTGAATTATCTTTAAGATTTCCTATAGGAAGTTGACTACGTATACAATTAAGAACGTCACCATTCGAGTTATACATAAATCCGGTCCAAGGTATAGGACAAAACTTTTTATTGGTCAGATATTCTTTACTATCCAATTGGATACTCCTTGAGCATATTCATCTACATTCATATACTCTGGTGGCGCCTGCCCGGGCTGAGTAGCTATACTACCAGGTCTGATTAATAATAACTGCGGTCTTGCCATCTTACGTTTACACTGTTCATGTGCTAATTCTAGTGTTTTCTTTTGGATGATATATTGATCCCACTCAGGCTTAGGAGCATCTTCTGATTCTGTCATCTGCGTACTGATGTTGATTATAGTTTTATGCTGTCCTTGCCAGCGACTCCATACCTCCCATAATAATTCAGTTTGTGCAAATCCTACCTGGGCATTATTAATAAACATATCACAAGGTTCAATCATGCCTGCTACTTTAGGCAAACTACGAATGTTATAGCCATTGCGGCGGCTAAGTCCAACAATTTCATGCCCTTGTGCTTCAAATATTTTAGTAAGGGCCTGGCCGATACCTGCTGAGTGTCCTGTAATAGCTATCTTCATTGTAATAACTCTGTTGGCTCGTTATGAAAAGTAAAGCTAGCCACTATACGTGGAATTTCAATTGCTGTAGTTTTTTCTACACTGTGTTCGATTTGTGAGTTAAACACAATAGGTTGTTCCATATCTAACAATTCAGCTACCAGTTGATCATTTTCATACCAGCGATTAGCCCAACCTTGAGTATTTAATACAGGTATGTTAATTTTTGCTATTACAGGTAATTCGTCGATATGTTTTGGAAGATGTTTATTTTCAGATACAATAGTAACAGCCGCATGTTGTGGCAATAATTTATATTGTTTAAAAAAATCTACCAATTCCGGAACACGATCTAATAATTTCTTACAATCAACGAAATGCCACCCAAATTGTTTAGTGTTTAATAAATCTGTTTCTGTTTGTAAAAAGTTATAGATCCCAGCAGAGATTGCTCTAACATTATTACATGGCAATTCTACATAAGATTTCATTCTATACCTCTTAATCGTTTTTGTTCTTGTATGTATGCCAGACTTTCGGGGCTATCTTTATTTTCAACTGCTAGTTCTTGTGGTGTTGTCAGATAAGCATAACTATGATCAATAACTTGCTCTCGAGCAAATGCTATAATATTTGGTAAATCATCTATATTTAACGCACTTACTGTAGTCCATAGATTTAATTTTATTGGCATCGATTTGTATATCATTAAATTCTTATAAAATTTATCCCATTTAATTGGCCAACGTACAAAGTCATGTACAGGACCAATACCGTCTAAACTAACTGTAACTGTAACATGAACTCCACTTTCACATAACTTCCAAAGTTCTTCTAATACTGTACTACAGTTTGTATTGAGTCTAATTGACTTTACATTCTTAGGTAAGTTGGATAATAAGTGTTTATAGTTTTTACTATGGCTAGGCTCTCCGCCATTGATATCTAAATGCACGATACGTTCTTGAGGTAGTTGCCAAACCCTGTCTGCGTTATCGATCTTAATATATTTTTTACTAGTTAGTCCGCCAATTTTAGTACTAAGTTCTTCATTGCAGGTTAGACAAGCACTATTACATACATTATCCAAAACTCCGCCAACTATCAAATAGTCTTTACGTATCTTTTTAAAAACTGTGTCTCTTTTAATACTGTCCAGTCTGATGCTATTATTAGATTCTTGTTCTGTAGTTTTGCAGCGTTGGCATTCCACAGGCCAAGCATCACGGGACATTTCATCTTTTATATCTAACAGCCATTCACTGGATTGCATTTCATCATATGATTTAAAACTAGGATTATTAGTCATATGGCCACAACACCCAACTGTGCTATTAGGATTAAACCGTACAAAATGATCTAGTCTAGGGCAATACATGATAATTTTGAATACGCTATAGGATCTTGTTCATGTAAATATGTCATTATATCAATGAATGTCATTTCACTTCCCACTAATTGTAATAGCAATGAATCTAATCGAATATACATTTCATTGTGTATGTTTGTTTTTAATCTTTCGACTACTTGGATATTTAACAGATTTTCTTCAATTGGATTAATAGTCAATGGAGTAAATGTTGATAAAGCAGTCATATCATATAATCTTAATTTTGCATTAGCATGTAGATATCGTCTAAGATTAACTAGCCAGCTTAACTGTGGTGCGTAATGTCTATTAAGGAATAGATAATTTTCTGCAAAATATATGATAGTCTCTACATCTAAATTAGGATTTTCTTGTTTAGTATGACAAACAAATGTATTAATACCTGAAATAAATCTGGTAATCGGATCTCTTAATATTACATCTATTGTTGGAATTCTTTTGATTTGTTCATTCAGCAACACTTTACACCCTTGGTGTTTAGCATGCTCTATTAGACTCGTGCTACCATTTTTAAAAATGGGATAGATGTACCGTTGTGAAGCTTCTATTTCTATAACTTCACAACGGTTTGGATAGATTATATCATCTAATCTACTCAACATCTAGATTGTACTACTTAGCTAGTCTTTTGACGATTGCGGATCATCGCAAGGATGTCTTCAGCTCTGGCTGTTCCACCTGCTGGAGGTGTTGCAACTGGTGCTGTAGGAGCCGCTGGTGCAGCCTCTGCGACCACTGGAGCGACCACAGCCGGTGCAGTTTCAAATTCTTCATCTGCTGGTGCTGGTGTTGCTGTTTGTGCTACAGGTGTAGCTGATTCAGCTGAGACGATTGTTACGCCTCTTGGTTTGTAATAATTACCCCAACGATCTGCGTCATATGCTTGACCATCTACACTTGCTTCAAACATTTCTTTCATAACTTTAAGTTCAACTTCGCTTGGTTTCTTAGGTAAGAAATCTTTCAAGTTGTATAAGCCATGAGTTTCAATTGCCGCAGCTTCTTCTGCTGTTAATGCAGATTCTTTGCGTGACCATTTTGAAGTGCTGTAGTCAGCATAACCACCTTTTGATGTTTTAGTAACTGTAAAGTCTAAACCACCTTGGTAGTCTGTTGGTAAGTTTTCTAACTCTGGATCAAGCAGTGCTGATTTGATCAAGTTAAAAATCTGTGGACTAATGATAAATCTACGAATTGGATTTTCTGGTGTCTTATCATCACTGATAGGATTCTCACGCACAAACCCTTGGAACAAGTATGATCTTTTCTTCCAATACTTACGACCCATTTCTTCTAGACTTTGGTCTTTAAACCAAGTACGTACTTCTGCTAAGATTGGACATGCTTCGCCCCACATCTCAACGCATGGTACTTGTACAGTGACTGGTTTACTATCTGCCTGACCTTTAACGCCAGCAAACGGTAAATTAATCATTGCTCGTTCTGCCCAAAAGAATGTGTTTTTTGTGTCTGCGTCTGGAAGGAATCTAATGCGAGCGTTTGTGCCTTCTTGGATGTTCCAGTGTGCGTAGATAGCGTTGTCGCCACCACCTTGTG